TCCATCCTAGTGGTCTGGATCGCGCTCAGGCGCTCGCCGGCGGTATTGCGTCGGGTTACAACACCGACATTCTCAAAGGTCAGCCTGTCAAGCTCGACTCTAACGGCAACATCGTTGTTGCTGCCGCGGGCGATGCCTTCCAAGGCGCGTTCGCTGGTGTGGAGTTCACCGACACCACGGGCCGTCGTCGCGTGTCGAACTACTGGCCGGCAAATACTGCCTACCAGACGGGTTCGTGCGTGGCGTACTTCTACAACGATCCCAACATCGTCTATGAGATCCAGGCAGCGGGTTCGCTTCTTCAGACCTCGATTGGCGACATGGCGGATCTGAGCAACACCACTGCTGGTTCGACGACCACCGGTCTGTCGCAATGCACGCTGTCGACCACGCTGGTCGGTGCGGGTAATAGCGCTCAGATGCTGATTCGTGATCTGGCTCCGTACCCCGACAATGCTTGGGGAGACGCGTACACGGTTGTACGAGTGACGATCAACGAGTCGCAGTTCAATGCGTCCGTGAACGCCATTTAAGAGAGGTGAATCATGGCCGCTCCGATGCGCAGTACTGATTTTCGGTCCATTGTTGAACCGATCCTTAACGAATGCTTCGATGGTGTTTATGACCAGCGGGCTGATGAGTGGAGCCGAGTGTTCCGCGAACAGCAAGGCATTCCCCGCAACTACCACGAAGAGCCGGTCCTGTACGGCTTTGGTGCCGCTCCTGAGCTGCCTGACGGCACTCCGGTTACGTACCAGCAGGGTGGTGTGCTGTTCCTCAAGCGCTACGTCTACAAGGTCTATGGTCTGGCCTTCGCTCTGACGAAAGTGCTGGTCGAGGACGGCGATCACATTCGTATCGGTCAGGTGTACGCACGTCACCTTGCTCAGTCGCTGATTGAGACCAAGGAAACGCTGGCTGCGAACATTCTGAACCGTGCGTTCAATGCTTCGTATCCTGGCGGTGACGGTGTCGCGCTGAACAGCAACGCGCACCCGATCGTTAGCGGTACGTTTAGCAACCTGCTGACCACCGCGGCGAACCTGTCGCAGACCTCGCTCGAGCAGATGCTTATCCAGATCCGTCAGGCTGTTGACAACAACGGCAAGAAGATTCGTCTGGTCCCCCGCCAGCTGGTGGTGGCTCCGGGCAACGTCTTCCAGGCGGAAGTGCTGCTCAAGTCGGTTCTGCGGGCTGGCGTGGCAAACAACGACATCAACCCGATCAAGTCGATTGGCTTGCTCGACGAGGGTGCCGCTGTGATCTCGCGTCTGACCTCCGCCACTGCGTGGTGGGTGCAGACCGACGCGCCGGAAGGGATGAAGCTGATGATGCGCCGTGGTCTGGAAAAGACCATGGAAGGTGACTTTGAGACCGACACCATGCGGTACAAGGCCACCGAGCGTTATGACCTCGGCTTCACTGATCCGCGTGCGATGTACGGTACGCCGGGCGTCTAAGTAACCGAGAACGGAGAAACATCATGGCCCTGACTAATTTCCCGAATGGGATCACTAGCTTCGGGGTGCCCGTTCTCGGAACCATCGGCGGTCTGCCGTTCTCTGGAAACTACTACTTCGTAGATCCGGTGAACGGCGCTGATGGCAACGACGGCACTCCTGAGCTGCCTCTCAAGACGCTTTACGGTGCCCTGGCTAAGTGTACGGCTGGCAACAACGATGTGGTTGTGCTGATGGGCGATGGTACTGCGGCGGGTTCTGCCCGTCTGAGCACCGCGCTCGCTCAGTCGATCGATTCGACGGCGACGGCTGGCACGCTGAACTGGAACAAGAACGCGACGCACCTTATCGGTATGGCTGCTCCCACGATGGTGGCGCAGCGTGCGCGAATTGCTCCGCCAACGGGTACCTACACGGCTGCGACCTTCAACAGTGATGCGTTCATCAACGTCACTGCCTCGGGTTGTTACTTTGCTAATCTGTCCGTGTTCTGTGGATTCTCCACGGGCTCGGCCAGCATGATTGCGTGGACCGATTCGGGTTCGCGTAACGCATACAGCAACGTGAACATCTACGGCATGGCGGATGCTGCGTCTGCGGGTGGTGCGAATGCTCGGTCCCTGAAGTTGAATGGGGGCGGTGAGCATACGTTCATCAACTGCACGCTCGGTGGTGACACCGTGGCGCGTAGCGCGGCGAACGCAACCCTTGAGTTGGCCAGCGGTACCGCTCGCAATACCTTCATCGATTGCGTCTTCCCGTTCCAGTGCAGTGCTGGCACGCCTCTCGGCCTCAAGGTTGGAGCGGCGGCTGGTATGGATCGGTATGCAATCTTTAAGGGCTGTTCCTTCATCAACAACGTTGGTTCGACTTCGACCAGCATGACGGCGTTTGCTACCCTGGCAGCGTCGGCTGGTGGTCAAGTTGTGATCAAAGATGCGATGATGGTCGGCATTGGCGAGTTTGGCTCCGATGCTTCCTCCCTGGGTCAGATCTACGTCGATATGCCTGCTCCGAGCGCGGCGGCTGGCGGTATCGGTGTAAATCCGTCGTGATGAACCTCCGGCCGCTTCGGTGGCCGGATTAAAGGAGGTTGAAATGGGTCAGTTCAAGCCGATGGTCAAGATGGAGACCACGGAGCCCACCGTTGAGCTCAAGCTCAAGAAAGGTGGCAAGGTTGAGAAGAAGATGCAGATGGGTGGTTCGCCAGACATGGCGGCTCCCGCAGCTCCTTCGATGCCGGCCCGTGGCGGAATGATGCCCCCTGCAACGCCGATGCGCCCCTCGCTGGCTGCTCGTCGTCGTGCAATGCGTGGTATGCCCGCTGCAGCTGCGCCTGCAGGTCCGGTGGGTATGGCCGGTCAGATGATGAAGAAGGGTGGCAAAACCGAGGCCTCAAAGGCGTTGAAAGAACACGCCGCGAAGCCCGCTAGCAAGGCTCACAAGGGCCTGAAGACTGGCGGCGTGGTCATGGGCCAGGGTGGCTACAAGCACGGCGGCATCATCAACACCGAGGGTCAAGGTGGCGAGTATCGCGACACCAAGATGCACGACGGTGGGAAAGAGCACAAAACGCCCAAGAAGACCGGCGAGGTCGTGATGGGCAAGCCCGGTGGTTATGCGACCGGGGGCGTGGCCAAAGCTAATGCGGGCGGCTATAAAAAGGGCGGTGCCGCAAAAAAAGCTTTCGCTACGGGGGGAGTTGTTGAGAGCGGTGCCCCCGTAGCGATGCCTCAAGGCCGCAAAAAACCTAGTGCTCCGGTATCAATTACCGCGTTGTCTGGCACCTTCAAGAAAGGCGGCAAAGTTACAGCTGCCGAGGGTCGTCTGCACAAGAACTTCGAGAAAGAGAACGCCACGGCCATGAAAGAGGCCAAGGCGTACTCTAACGAGGTTTACAGCAAGTACGGCAAGAAGATGGCAGGTGGCGGCGTTCCTTCAGCGGTTCGTGACCAGAGGCAGACTGAAGAAAATCAGCGAGCCTATGAAAACTGGGAACGATCGCAAACGCAAGAGAACGAAGCCATGAGGAATGCTATTACAGGGTTCCCGCGGAAAGTGATGAGGGGCATCAAGGGGTTGTTCTCGTCTGGTGCGCCGAAGGGTAGCGTGACGGAAACCGAGAAGTCGGTGACAGTGACGCCATCCAAAAAGCGCGGAGGCGCGGTGACCTGTTGAACCGCAGGGGCTTCGGCCCCTGCCTCATTTTTAAGGCGTTGAATGATGAGCACAACTATCTCGTCAATTACAAGGCAAGGGGCATACGAGCCTTTTAATTTGCAAGTCGCTCGCGGACAGATTCAGGGCCACAGAAGTGTTGTTGTGTTTGGTTTTAATCCGGACGTAGACACCTCGCAGGTATCAGTCTGGCCGTTGCCAAGCCTAATTACGTTTCCGGCCGCTGCACTGCAAATGACAGTAAGTTCGTCAAACGCAAACGATACTGCGTTAGGCACAGGAGCCCGTACAGTTGTTGTGCAGGGGTTGGATGCCAACTACAACGAAGTAAGTGAGACGGTCACGCTAAACGGGCAGACTGCCGTTACGATGACGGCGTCCTTGCTTCGAGTCAATTATGCTTATGTGCTCACGGCTGGATCTGGAAACGGCGCTGCTGGTGACATCTACATAGGCACTGGTGTTGTAACAGCAGGCGTTCCTGCAACCACATACGACATCATCAAGTTTGACTACAACACCACAATAACTGGAAGTTGGACGGTTCCCGCAGGTCACACCGCATACGTCTCTCAGGGGTTGTTTTCATCTGGTCAATCGGGTGGTTCTAATCAAGTTCAAGGCAGACTGTTGACGAGAGGAACAGACAACATTCGACGCACCGCCGCAGTTACGAGTATCAACAATGGCGTGGCAGACTATGTGTTTGAGTATCCAATCGTGATCCAAGAAAAGACAACGGTTGAAGCAACGGCGATTGGTAGTTCGTCTAACAACGCGGTGTCTTCAATGTTTATCTTGGTGTTGGTCAAAGAAGGTCCGTAATGCCAGCAAAGACCCAAGCGCAGTTTCGGCTGATGAAGGCCGCGGAGAACAATCCGAAGTTTGCGAAAAAGGTTGGCATCAAGCCTAGTGTGGCGGCGGAGTTCACGTCGTCTAACGTAGGCAAGAAGGCCTACGGCAAACTGCCGGAGCGCATGAAAAAAGGCGGACCTAGTCTGGCCATTGGGCGAGGCGAAAAACTGCCTGCAAAGCAAGGTGCCGGGCTGACGGAGAAAGGCCGGGCAAAGTACAATCGCGAGACAGGCAGCAACCTGAAGGCACCGCAGCCGCAGGGAGGGCCGAGGCGGGACTCGTTCTGTGCCAGGATGGGTCCAATTGCACGCAGTAGTGAACGGGGAAGTCGCGCTCGAGCGTCCATGAAGCGCTGGAATTGCCCCGGCTGGTGAGGTATCCATGGCCTATTCTGGAACCGTTGGGACGACCGTCATCCAAGTCCAGACCCTGATTGATCACGGGGCGCGGCGGTGCGGGAAATTGGCCGAAGAGCTGACTTCTGAGCAGGTTTTGAGCGCTCGGGAGTCGTTGTACTTCCTGTTGTCCAATCTGATCAACATCGGCATTCAGTACTGGGCCATCGACAAGAAGGTGTACGGGCTCCAGGCGGATCAGTACGTCTACAATCTGCCTGTTGGTGGCAATGACGTGCTGCAAGCGCTCTATCGGCGCATGAATCGACCCTCTGGAGCGTATGCAACGAGTGCTGGCGGTACGGTTGAGAACGCGTTTGATAGCAACATTGACACAATCTGCACGCAATCAGCCCCGAATGGCAACATTTCCGTCAATTATGGGACGAACAATCCCGTCTACATCGGCTCAATCGGCGTGCTTCCGGGCGTTTCTGGCAGTATCGACTGCATATTTGAGTATTCCAGCGACGGAATTGCCTGGAGCACGCTCTATGACCCCGGAGTGACGGCCTGGGTCAACAACGAGTGGATCTGGTACGACATTGAGCCCGGTCAAACGGTCGAGTGGTACCGGATTCGGGCAAGAAATGGGTCGACTTTGTCGCTCAGAGAGCTGTATTTCGGCAATAACTCGACCGAAATCACGATGGCGCGGCTAAATCGTGATGACTACACCAATCTGCCGAACAAAAACTTCACCGCGAACCAACCGTTTCAGTATTGGTTCAACCGGACCATTCCACAGGCGGAAATCACGCTCTGGCCGGTGCCTTCGGACCCGTTTGTGCAGATGACGGTCTGGTACTCGAGGCAGATCATGGACGTGGGCGATCTGTCCGGCGAACTTGAGATCCCGCAGCGGTGGTATCTGGCGGTTCAGTCAATGTTGGCGCATCAGATGTCGCTGGAACTGCCGGGAGTGGCGACAGACCGCATCCAGTACCTGGAAGGTCAGGCGGATAAGTACCTGACGCTGGCCGAGGTGGAAGAGCGCGACAAGTCGCCGATCTACTTTGCCCCGAACATCAGCGTATACACAAGGTAATCATGCCGCGATTTCTGGACACGCTAGGCTACTCTGACATTGCAATAGCGGTCTGCGATCGTTGCAAGATGAAGCGTCCCCATGCGGTGATGAGGAGTGATCCGAACTTCCCAGGGTTGCAGGTATGCAATGAGGGATGCGCGGACGAGTTTGACCCGTACCGGTTGCCGGCGCGAAAGACAGAACGAATCACGATTAGGTTTCCCAGGCCCGATGTGTCTGTAGCGGTTGACCCGAACAACCTGACTACCGGAGGATACGGCAACTATGTAGTATCGCCGGAGCAGAATACGCAGACGCCGGAGAACAACGGCAACCTAGACAGCATCGAGGTGTAGTGTGGCGAACGTAACGATCACCCAACTGCCTGCGGCCGGCGTAATTACCGGGTCGGAACTAGTCCCCATCGTTCAGAACGGTCAGACGGTTCGCACGACGACCGGTGCAATTGCTGCCTCGCCGAGTCAAACACAGACCTTCCTGACGTTGAATCAGGAGCCGTCATTACCGAACAGTCGGTTTCTGCAAGGCGGGGTAGGAATTGGCCTGACGGACGCCGGGGCGCAGTCCTATCTGCAAATAGTGCTCAACGGGGCCGCTGGAAGCCTCGAGGCTGCGTCAAACGGCGTGATCGTCAAGACGGGTTCAGGATCGGTCACAAATCGCTCTATCGCGGTTTCTGGGGACGGCTTATCGATTGCGAACGGCAGTGGCGTTGCTGGCAACCCGACGATCTCGTTGACGGGTATTGCGCTGGCCATGGCGCAAGTATCTGGGACAGGTTTCCTGGCAGTGGTTGGAGGCACGACGATTGCAGGCCGTGAACTGTTTGGAACGGCGCAGCAGATCAATGTGACGGCCGGGAATGGGACGAACAGTCCCGTGTTCTCGTTGGCACCGAATACCGTGATTCCAGGCACTGGCTCGATCACGATTCCCGTAGGAACGACGGCGCAACGGCCAGTCGGGCAAGACGGGATGATTCGGTACAACACCGACATCAGTTCGTATGAGGTATATGAAGCCGGATCGTGGATTTCGCTACCTGGGGGAGCGGTGACGCTGATCAACACCGGAACAGGCCTTACCGGTGGGCCGATTACCTCGAGCGGTACGATTTCAATTGCCAATACCGGGGTGAGCCCAGCAACGTATGGCACTGCGGCAGCTGTGCCGCAAATTGTTGTAAATGCGCAGGGACAGATTACTTCAGCGACGGAAGTAGCAATCGATCCCGCGGCGATTGGCGCGGTGGCATCGGTCACGGGAACCGCGAATGAGATCGACGCGGTAGGCACGACAAACGTCGTGTTGTCGCTGCCGACGAACCTGACGTTCACCGGCAAGACGGTGACCGGCGGCACGTTTGATATGGTCGCGGCTACAGTCAACTCGGTTCCGGTGGTGACCGAAGACGCAGTGCAGACGCTGACCAACAAGACGCTGACGACACCGATTATTGCGCAGATTTTGAACACCGGCACGTTGACGCTCCCGACATCGACGGACACCTTGGTTGGTCGTGCAACATCGGATACGCTGACCAACAAAACGATTGATGCGTCGAGCAACACGTTGTCAAACATCGGCAACGCATCGTTAACAAATTCTTCGATCGCGTTTACGTATTCCAACGGCATTACGGGTTCTGCGTCCGTCTCTCTGGGCGCAACGAACACCATGTCGTTGTCGAATGTACCAAATGCTGCATTGCAGTTCAGCTCGGTGACGATTGGCTCAACGTCGGTGTCGTTGGGTGGCACGGCAACGAGTTTGGCTGGCCTGACAACGGTGACGGTGACCCAGGCTCCGACTGCTGCGTTGCAATTAGCGACCAAGCAGTATGTCGACGACGCGGTGTCGGCCGGGCTTACGATTCACGGCCCCGTGCGAGTAAATACGCCAAGCGCGTTGACGGCGACCTATACGCCGGGTGGAACAGCAGTCACGGTCACCGACATCACTGGCGGCACGACACTGACGTTTGCTACGTCTCCGAGTCTGTCGATAAACGATCAAATTGTGTTCTCGTCCACCGCAAACGGGATTGTGTCGGGGACGGCTTACTACGTGTACTCAGTTCCTGCGGCCAATCAGGTGACGCTCTCGTTGTCCTATAACGGCCCGGAGATCACAACGTTTACTAACGGCACGGGGTTGTCGATTGCTGGCGTGGTCAATGCCGGTGTAGGTGCCACGCTTACGAATGCTGGGGCCAAAGCGGCGTTGCAGATTGATGGAGTGAACCTGTCAGTTAGCAATCGAGTCTTGGTCTCCAACCAAGCGAACGCCTTTGAGAACGGTGTCTACACGGTTACCACAGTTGGAACCCCTGATCCTGGCGGCACGGATTGGGTTCTGACGAGAGCATTAGACGAAGACACGTACAGGCCGGACTCTATAAATGGCATGGGCCAGGGAGACTACTTCTTCGTTCAAGAAGGGTCGTCCGGAGCGGGTGAGTCGTATGTCATGACGACCAACAACCCGCTAATCATTGGGACAACGAATTTAACGTTTACGCAATTTTCCGCATCGCAAGTGTATTCTGCGGGCACTGGCCTGACGTTAATTGGCACGCAGTTCAGCATCACAAATACCGGGGTTGCTGCAAACACCTACGGATCAGCCTCGAGTGTGCCGACGATTGCAGTCAATGCTCAGGGACAGATCACGAGCGCCAGCAATACGTCGATTGCAATCAACGCCAATCAGATCACGTCGGGATCGATTCAGAATTCGCAGCTACAAAACAGCGCGATTACGGTCAACAGCACGTCGATTTCTCTGGGCGGGTCGGCGACGATCACTGCGGTCAATCCGAATGCTTTGACGATTGGCACCGGGTTGTCTGGTAGCAGTTATGACGGGTCGAGCAACATCACAATCGCAATCTCTAATACGGGTGTTGCAGCGGCGACATATGGATCTGCCTCGAGTGTTCCAACGATTGCGGTGAATGCCCAGGGGCAGATTACAAGCGCTAGCAACACGTCCATTGCGATCGATGCAAATCAGATTACGACAGGCACGATTGGATCGTCGTTGATCAGTGGTTCGTACACCGGGATCACTGGCGTTGGAACGTTGACCGCAGGAACATGGAATGCAACAGCAATCGCTGCGGCCAACGGTGGTACGGGGCAAACCTCGTATGCAGCCGGCGATCTGCTTTATGCTAGCGGATCAACGACACTATCAAAGCTTGCGTTAGGTGCGCAGGGATACGTTTTGAAGGCAGGGGCATCGGCTCCAGAGTGGGGCGTGATCTCTGGCGGTACTTTCTAAGGGAACAATCATGGCCGCAACGAACTTTACGCCGATCATTCTGTATCACAGCACGACGGTCGCTGCGACACCGTCTGCTGGGAACCTGAATAACGGCGAACTGGCAATCAACATCACCGATGGCAAGTTGTTCTACAAGGACAACCTGGGCGCGGTGCAGACGATTGCATCCACGACCGGTGCGGCGTTTACGTGGCCCGGCGCTGGGATTGCGAACAGTACAGGATCGTCCTGGGGCACGTCATACAGCACGACCGGAAGCGGCACGGTTGTGGCGCTGGCCACCTCGCCAGCACTCGTAACTCCGGACCTGGGAACGCCATCAGCCGGCAATCTGTCGAACTGTACGGCCCTGTCGTTGTCGACTGGCGTATCGGGCACCCTGGCCGTTGGAAACGGCGGGACGGGCATCACGGCCGGCACTTCTGGTGGCATCCCGTATTTCTCGGCAACGAACACGATTGCAAGTTCTGCGGCGTTGACGGCGAGCGCTCTGGTGATTGGAGGCGGCGCTGGTGTTGCTCCATCGACGACGACAACCGGCACCGGGGTTTTGACAGCGATTGGCAACTCGGTCAACACGGCAAATGGATTGGTGACGCAGACCGCGACGCTGACTTCTAGCGCTTTGTTGCTTGGTGGCGGATCGGGAACTGGAATTAGCTCAACAACGACGGGCACGGGTGTTGTGACCGCGGTAGGTATTGCGGTGAACACAACCGGCGGGTTGGTCACGCAGTCCGGGACGCTGACGGCAAGTGCATTGTTGATCGGTGGCGGCGCAAGTACAGCGATCAGCTCGACGACGACTGGTACGGGTGTTCTGACTGCGTTGGGGAACAACGCGAACGCTAGCGGCGGCTTTACGACGATTAACGGTACGGCCACGCTGACGAACAAACGGATTGATCCGCGGGTCTCGAGTGCTGCTTCAGCATCGACCCTGGACCCGGACATCTCGGCATTTGATCAGTATGCGTTTACAGCGCTGGCGTCAGCATTGCAGATCAACGCGCCGACTGGCACTCCGGTTGATGGCAACAGGCTTATCTTCCGGCTCTTAGATGATGGTACGTCGCGAGCGTTGACCTGGAACGGTACCTACACACCGATCGGCGTGACGTTGCCAACTTCAACGACAATCAGCAAGACCACCTATGTCGGCTGCATCTACAACGCCAACAACACGCGTTGGGATGTAGTGGCTGTTACGACCCAAGCATAAGGAGCAACCAATGATCAAGATTGACTTCGAGTTTCAGACGCCGCATGGCAAGTTTGCGGACGCTTTGCATCTGCCGGAGAACCATGGCTTGAGCGAAGCAGAGATCCAGGCAATGAAAGAGCAGCGCCGGGATAACTGGATTGCCATCGTGACTGCGCCGCCTGTTGAGCAGCCGGAAACTACCAAAGAGATTGGTGGTGAGGTGTATCAGAAGCTAGAGGGTGTTCCTCCTGCTGGCGCAAAGCTGGTCGAAGTCGAAGGCGTTTGGTATTACAAGGTGTAAGCCATGGCTGACAGGTACTGGGTTGGGGGTACGGCGAACTGGGATGGTACTGCCGGTACTAAGTGGTCTTTGACCTCTGGTGGTGCTGGTGGTCAAGCCGTGCCTACGGCTGCGGATGATGTGTTCTTTGATGCTGCAAGTGGTGTGGTGACTTGTACAGTCACAGGTACGCGTGTAGCCAAGTCAATTAACTGTACTGGGTTTACCGGCACTCTCGCCGGAGCTTCTACTCCGGCACTGACCATTTCAGGGTCGCTCACGCTCGTTGCAGGCATGACACTGACGTATGCCGGGGCGACCACGTTTAACGGTACAGGTACGCTGATCAGTGCCGGTAAAGCGCTTAGGCAGGTTACAATTAACGGAGCTGGGATTACGGTAACGCTGGGTGATGCGTTAACCATTACAGGTAATAACGAATTAACCATCACACAAGGAACCTTTGATACAGCAAATTATAATGTCTCGGGTTATCAGTTAATTTCATCCAATTCCAATATTAGAACAATTAACTTAGGAAGCAGTACCCTTTCCTTTTTTCAAGGGGGTGGATCAGGAACTTTACAACTTGGCACAATTACAAATTTAACATTTAACGCTGGCACTTCAACAATTGATTTAACAAATAATAGCGCAATCATTGCCAGTGGAGGGCTAACGTTTTACAATGTAACATTTAGTAGTTTTTCTTCGGCAGGTGGGTTAAAGCAAGTCCGAGGTGCGAACACTTTTAACAATTTAAGCACCGCCGCTCCCTCA